TGGTTATATAATCTTTCGATATTTAAGATAAAATCATTACGGCTGCCTTGGTTTTTTAACTTAGAAGAATGGCTCTTCAGTCTTGCTTCAAAAATTTTCCAAACAAAAGAAGAGTCCTTCAGTGCAGAAATCAAAGCACCAATAAAATTTCTTTTCTTCCAATGCTCGAAGTATTCTCCAACAACATAGATTTTTTTAGCAGTATCTTTTGCCCACTCTAAGTCAGTAACTTTAAACTTTCCCAACTTAAAATTGCTTAAGTCATCTGAAGTTCGATAGCCTTTACCGTTCAACATAGATATGCAATCACTAATTGAAAACTCATAAGTCTGATGAAACCACTTTAGTATTTCATATTCTTTATTATTAAGTTTTACATGGCTCTCCATGTATTCACTCATAGTCCATGCTCTTGAACTAGAATTCATCTCTCTTATATCTTCGATTACCAAGCCTTCTTTGATTATATAAGTTATAGGAATACCTAATAATCTATATGCTTCAAGTCTATGTTGACCCTCGCACACTTCCATCTTCTCATTAACTATTATCGGTATCTGAAAATCTTTCTTAGATATCTGATCCGATAACTTTTTTACATGGGCCTCAACAACTTCACGATTACCTTTTATATATTTGAATTTACTATAATCCGTGGTTGAATGAATTTTAAACTTATCTTTTTTTTCTTTATCTTTCTTATCGTCTTCCATTTATATCCTCCGATTTTTTAAGTTTTCTTTAACCATCAAAGCAACTGTACTAGCAATAGTTCTGTTGTCTTCCTTGGCTATTCTCTTTATCTGATCGTATATCGAAACACGGACATTTAAAGATTTGTAGCTTACGTCTTCATTGTCTAAATCATAAACTGATTCGGCATCTTCACTCACTTGATCTCTGGGTATGATGCCATCAATATAATCTCCGACTTCATTGTCGATATTGTCTTCCCAAAGTCTTTTCGTACCTCCCATAATATCTCCTATTTTTAATTATTATTACTTATATATAAGTAATGTATGGGATAAAATAAGTCAAGTACCATAATAACTTTTTTCATCTTTTATTTTCTTAGAACCACAACTCGGACATTTATGTACCTCTTGCACTTTGTTGTTTTTAAAAGTCAGTGTTACTTTTTTCATAGCAACACGGCACCTGGTGCATTTTTCTTTATCTTCGAATTTCATTTACATATAGTTTCTGTCATATTTTTTTGTTTATGAAAATTTTTTAAAAATAGGTGTAACTAGTGTAACCTTGTAACCAATGGGTTCAAACCCTTGGTGTGCTTAAGGGTGTTGGTTACACTTTGGTTACAGATGTTACACTTTAAAGCCGACCGCGTCATTTTTTTTCCTTTTTTTATTGATAAAATATGGGAGAAACTCTACTATGGGGTCATGCCATTGACTAATAGACAGAAAACTTTTGCTAAACTTATTGTAGAAGGAACAAATTCTAATTCTGAATGTGCTAGACAAGCAGGTTACTCTGAAGGTCAGGCCCGAAAGACTGCGAGTTTGCTCCTTAATGGTAGAGACTTTCCTCTTGTAGTTGAACACATCAAAGAACTCCGTGAAAATTACGAAAGGAAATACGGAGTGTCTCTGATGGGTCAGATGAAAAGGTTTGCAGATCTCTCGAAAGGTGCAGAAGAATCTGGTCAGTTTTCGGCAGCCGTGAACGCAGAAAAAATAAGGTCTGCACTCGGTGGTCTTGCTATTGATCGTAGGGAAACTAACGTAACGCATAACCTAGACAAACTCTCTCGTGAAGAAATTGTTGGTCGTCTCGCAGAAATAAGAAAGAATTACCCCTCTGCGTTTGAAGGCGAATATAAAGTGGTCGAAGAGAGTGAAAAGGCGAGGTCTCTCTCCGACCTGGGCAAATAGCAATTCCCGATATTGCTCCGTGCATCTCAAAGATAGATCAAACATTATTTAGAAGTCAACTCTTTCTTAATTGCTAATCCGATTAACATTGCGTTTTGGGGAACGATTGCATTACCTAATGCTTTGAGTCTGTTTGCACGATCTTTCTGATCTACAATTATTCTTGGGACTCCTCGAGGCTCGTCCAACCAATAGGATACCCCATTAGCCACTCCGTCCAATCGCAGTTGAGTCTTGCATCTCCCTCGATCTGATAAATCTTGTGAGCTAGATCGATCTGTCTGCCGTCCTTCAGTCTCTTCTCGTAATACTGATTGTTTCCGTTGTAACTGTGTTTCTTCAGTCCCGAGTTTGGTGTTGGAAACTTCCACTCTTCCATTCGTGGTGGTCTTAAGGTTACTCCGTTCATCATGGCTTGTGCTTCTGCTTCCGTGAGTTCTCCTCTCTCCACTTTCTTTCGAAAGATCATTGTCTGTCCCTCCGAGGCGTGTCCAAAACCCTTGGTCGTAGGGGTCGGATACATCTCCATTGTCTTCGGATCGACTTGCTCCCTCAAGTTGCTTGGTCTTTTGCGACCTTTTCTGTGTCCCTCTTGCATCTTCTTGGTCGCCTCTGCACTTCTCGGTGGTAGGGAATCCATAGTTGTCGGGGTCGCCCAAGTTTCTACAGATGATCCACAACCTTTCTCGTTTGTGTCTTGCTCCGATTGCACTAGACGGAAGTACAAATGTCCTCGTGTGGTAGTTGATGCTTTCCATTGCAAACAATACCTCGTCAAGTCCCAATGAGATGTGTCCATAAACATTTTCGAAAACACAATAAGTGGGTCTGATTTGTTCAATAAGTTTATGCAAGTACGGAAAGATGTATCTAGGGTCTTCCGTTCCGAGCCTTTTGCCACTTTGCGAGAAGGACTGACACGGGTAGCCTCCCGTGAGGATATCTGGTCTTTCTGAAATAAATCTTGTTGGGTCATCTGCGATCTCCTTTACATCATCATAGATTGGAATTCCTGGAAAGTTTTTAGCAAGAACTTTCTGACAAAACTTGTCTGTGTCGCAAAAAGCGATAGGCTCGGATAACTTTGCCATGGAAAAACCCACGGCAAAGCCACCAATACCACTACATAAGTCTAGGTGTTTAAGCATTATATTTGTCCTTGTGTCTGTTATATCTTGACCTACAAGTATTACTGCAAGTTTTTCTAGATTTGCCATTACCTTGTTTATGTATTTTTATTTCCATGATTTTTGAACAAACTATACATAGTTTTTGATAGGTAATTGAATTTCTAAGATTACATAATTTTTCTTGAAATTCTTTTTCGGCATCTTCTATTGTTCTAAGCATTATAATTCTGCCTCAAAACTACAACTGCCTTGTTCAAGTATGCAGTTATAAATCTTCTTACCAAGAATTAACCTTGCATACCATTCCAAGTAATACTTAATTCCTTGTTCAGTATGTTTTGTAGGGTGTGCCTTTTCATCAAGATACTCAACTAACATCTTGTTGTTATAGCCTTCACGAGATTCAAAAAAGTCATCTAAGAGTTTTTTGTATTTACCCAAATACCTATCACACTCAAGTATACCTTTGTGAACATCTTTCTTATTATCTTCATCAAAATAATAATCTAGAAACCTTGTTTCTCCTTGCACTCCGAAGAAATCGGCATCATCACTTGATTGAACGGCAAACCAAAATTTGCCGTCAATATCTCCGTTGTAATATCTACCCATTTTATTCCTCCAATCCTAATTTTTTCATTGTCTTGTCTGTTTCATGATCCAAAATTTGATTCACTTTTGTTGCTATTTTTTCTTGAAACCAATCACTCTCCGTAATTACATCAAGTTCATTATAAATAAAATTTTCTAAAGCCTTTGCTAACTCCAAAGAGCTTGGTCTAATTTCTTCCATTATGTGTACTCCTTAAATAGTTTTAGTGCTTGATCGAATGGTAAAAAGTTAAGACACTTGCCAACCATGTGAGGATACTTCCTCTCAAGGTGTCTGACAAATTCATCATCATGTCTTTTTTCTGTGGAAGAATTTTTTTTGAAACCAACTAAAAATTCATCATCTTTTTCTTTTTCAATACAAAGATATTTCTTTTTTAGTTCCTTCTTTAACAATTTAGCATCAAGCCAATTATATAACTCTTGGTGGCAATAATGCTCTAAGTCTAAGTCTGTATGATAGGTCTTTCCACCATACTCCCAAGTCTCTTGACCAAACTTTTCAACGCACCATTTATCAATGTCTTGAAGTCTAAAATCACATTCGGGATAAGTGTGTTGTCTATCACTCCCACCTTGTCCCTCATTAGATACTTCAACTGCTTTTTTGCCATTGATATATACTGTGGCATTATAACAAGGGGTCTCTTCTGAACCTCTTGCATAGTGTGAGATATTTTTTACCTCTAGTTTTGAAATCTGCATATCTTTTCCTTTCGTTGGTTGTTGCAATTTTCAAGATAAGGCACGAGTAATCCATGCCCTACTTTGACAACTGCTAGGCATTACCTTCAGTTCTTAATTTTTCTAAAAGCAACTTAGCTTCTTCAAGATTGTTCTGATAAATATGCCAAGGTGTAAGAGTAAATCCTTGACCATCATTTTCTATAGCAACTTTACCTTGGAAATTAATTCTGCTTTTTAAATCTTCCAATGTGGTTTTGCACTCTATACTCTCGCCCTCTGCATCTGTGCCTAAAACTAAAGCCTTTCCCATTATTGTTTGATTAAATTTCGGGTTGTCGGCTCTAATGTTAAAAGCAAAGTTACTGTCTTTTAATAATCCCTCTTCGTCAATCCAAAGAGTGTCCCCATTGTCAAACGGATAAACTGCTTCAAAGGTTCTGCAACCTAAAATTCTATATATACTTTTGTAGTCTCCGTCATAACTTAAAAATCTAATTGTTTCATCTGTTGGATCAATAAATAATGCTTTCATCTTTTCCCTCTTCTTGATTTAAATTTAATAGTTGAGAAGAGACAAATTCCTTTGTCTCCTCTATCTCTTCATTTATTTTGTAGATTATTTCAAAACCCCAAAAGTCTATTCTTTCCATTATTGGTTTTTCCCTTTTAAAAATATTTTGCACAATCTTTTTATTCTTTTATAAGAAGTCGTTTCTGCTAATTTAATATTATGTTCTTCTTTGAAATACTCAATAAAAGATCTTTTATCATTGCTTAAATATTTATACCAAAGCGACAAAATTTTCTGTTGCTCTTCATCATATGCAATCTTATATTTATCCATATCAAGCAACCTCTTCATAAAGTTTTGTTTGGTCTAAAACTGAATTTGCGAATTCATCAATATTATATTGTTGTTGCTCTCTATATCTTTTGAATTCACGATTAACAATTTTAAAAGTATTTGGGTCAATCCAGTAAACTCCATTGTCTCCGTTGTCTGTGTCCATCTGACAATAAACACCAACACCAACAGATAAACCACCCCCAAAATAATTAGTTATTAATTGAACTAGCCTAGCGATCCCATAATCTCCACCCCTAAAGTCTGCCATTTCATGAGCCTTTAGAAAACCTTCAATACTGTCTCGACCTCCATTCCAATGAAGATAAATTGAAGGGGAATACTCTTTTGGTACACCCTCACATTTAAAAGATATTACTGCTCTATTTCCCATAATATTTCCTTTCGTTTTTAATTATGTTAAAGTTTTAATATCTTAAGATTATCCCACATTGTCCCATAATAGGCAAGTTAAAAATGACAGAAAAAAACTTTTTTTTAAGTATCAAAAGCCAACTTCCAAAAGGTTCGTTTATTCAAAAAATAGAAAATAAGTTTAATAGTGGTTTCCCCGATCTAATAATTATTAATGAAAAATTGCCTTTATTTATTGAACTAAAAGCACCATCAAAAGGAAACACTTTCAAGATTGAACCCTCGCAAATTTCAACACATTTGAGGATACAAGCCAATAATTATGTTTCTTTTTTCTTGGTTCAAGCACCCTCTCGCTCGGTCATATATTTGTTTGAAGGTGGCACTTTGTGCAAGGCATCTTCTGCGAAGATGCCTTGCAACCCCATTCTGTCCCACGAGACCGAAGGGTTTTTGATTTATGGATCATTGAGCGATTGCCTTGGTTCTGCAAATCGAAAAGTGGCATCTTTTTTGCAGAAGTAACGAAGTGATCGCTTTGCGAACTTCTGCACCTTTGCAACCCCAACAGAGGAAATGTGGACGGAGGCAGAAAACTGCGACTTGAAGAAAACTCGAAATGTCGCAGAGGAAACGGAGTGGTCGCCTTGCGATCCTCTGCGATTTTGATGCCGAAGGTCTGCACACGGAAAAGAAAAAGCCACCCGTTGGGTGGCTTTTTTGGGGATCGGGATTCATTAAACAGAGATCTTTACTTCATCTAAATTGTAAAAGCCTATCATCTCCGAAGGTCTAAAATTTGGTTTGTATTGATCTACGAAACTAACCTCTGTTTTTTTCTCTTTCAAAAGTTTAATTAGTTTTGGAAGATCACAGTCCTCCTCAAGATAAACACAACAATTATCTGAATTATAAAAACTAAAAGGCGAGAAACTATTAAGACCTATTCCAAATCCTTTTAGATCGTAAAGTGAAATTTTGCCATAACCATGGCTTGAATTATCGATAAATGGTATTTTAATCTTTAACATTTTATTTCCTTTCGTTACATGTACCCTTCTATTGTATCCCAGATTTTCCCACATGTCAAATGATACATGACACATGGTTGTTTCTTCAACTCGAAAAATGCCATCTAAAACAATTCGCAGAACGCAACAAATCAATAAACAACAACAGTTTGCGTTCTGCGAATTGTTTTGAGCAACGAACCCCGAACCATGCACCAGGCCTCGTTGATCGGGCAACTGCACCCCAAAAAAAGGGATTTGAAAAAACATCATGCTATGCAATGAAACGAAGTGTTCCCGAAGGGATCATTGCGAAGCATGATGTTTTTGGGGTAACTAGAGCCAAAAGCCACACAACTAGCAAAAGCAAAGAGGGGGGAGGGGGTAAAATGACGGGTACATACACACATACACACATATATATGCAGGGTTGATAAATTCATTCGGATATATTATCGTTTGGGCATGAACTTAGATGCTTTACCCAAAGAGGTGTTACATGAGGTGTTTCTGCTTGAGCAACAGAAAAACAAGTTGGACACCCGTGATATAGCTCAAAAAAATTTCTTAGCGTATGCCCAACATGTATATGAAGGTTTTATCGTTGGACGACATCATAAAATCATTGCAGAAAAATTGGAGCTAATCGCACAAGGGAAACTAAAAAGACTTATCGTAAACATGCCACCCAGACACTCGAAGTCAGAGATGGCATCTTATCTCATGCCCTCGTGGTTCTTGGGCCGTAATCCGAAGTTAAAAATTATTCAAGCCACGATGAATACAGAACTTGCCGTGAGGTTTGGTCGTAAGGTTAGGGACTTGATTGCCGATCCAATATACACGGAGGTTTTTCCAGAGACTGATCTGAAGCAAGACAGTCAAGCCGCGGGTCGGTGGGAGACAAGTGCTGGTGGTGAATATTTTGCAGCGGGTGTTGGAGCAGCGATGACGGGTCGTGGTGCAGACTTGTTGATTATTGATGACCCACACTCGGAACAAGATGCACTGTCCTCAACTGCTTACGATAATACATACGAGTGGTACACATCAGGTCCGAGGCAGAGATTGCAGCCTGGGGGAACCATCATCATTGTGCAGACAAGATGGTCAAAGAAGGATCTGACAGGCAGGTTATTACAGGCACAAGCAAAGGATAGTATGTCAGACCAATGGGATATCGTGGAGTTCCCAGCGATTTTACCGAATGATAAGTTATTGTGGCCCGAGTTCTGGAACAAGGACGAGTTGTTAAAGGTCAAGGCATCATTATCGCCTATGAAGTGGAACGCACAGTGGCAACAGAATCCTACATCTGAAGAAACTGCTATGATAAAAAGGGAGTGGTGGACTCCGTGGGAAGAAAAAGATGTACCGAAGTTAGATTATATAATCCAGAGTTATGATACGGCATATTCTAAAAAAGAGACAGCAGACTACAGTGCGATTACGACATGGGGTGTTTTTGAGCCAAGAGCCAATGGTGTTCAGCATTTGATAATGTTAGATGCGAAGAAGGGTCGTTGGAATTTTCCAGAGTTGAAAGAGATAGCGATAGAAGAGAACGAGTATTGGGAACCCGACATGATGTTGATCGAGGCAAAAGCAAGTGGACAACCTTTAGCGGATGAATTAAGGTTACTTAACCTCCCAGTTCTCACCTTTAGTCCTGGCAGACGAAAGAAGGGTAACTTGGACAAAACTACGAGGATGCACATTGTATCGCCTATTTTCGAATCTGGAAAAGTGTGGTATCCTAGTGGAGAAAAGTTTGCAGAGGATGTAATAGAAGAGGTTGCATCTTTTCCAAACGGAGATCATGATGACTATTGTGATAGTATGACAATGGCAATCATGCGATTTAGGCAAGGTGGTTTTATATCACTGGACGGAGAAGACGAAGGCGAAGACTGGTATCCAAGAAACAAGAAGGAATACTACTAATGTCAGATGAATCAGATAGAAGACGAGCTTATGCAGAACTAGCTGGACGAGGACAACCAGTTCCAGGTAAGAACTTTGGTGTTTTACCACCAAAAGGGAAAGCCGTACCATCGACCAAGGGTCCTGCTAAGATGAAAGCACCTTTCAAGCCAAAGCAATTAGATTTATTTAAGAAAAAGATGGGTGGTTATACTGTAACCAATCGTTTTTCTGATAGAATGTTACCAGAGAAAAAGAGAACAACTAGGATTACATAATGGCAGAAATTTTTCCAGGCAGTGGATTAAAAGGTAAACCACCAAAGCCAAAAAGTTTAAGTGAGACTTTTGAAGAGATTAAAGATATTGCCAAAGGTGTTGGTATTGGTGAGACGTTTGATTTAGTTGGAGCACCAGCAGATATAACAGATGCTTTCTTTTCTGCACGAAAAGCCTTGTTTCCATATTCTGATTTAGGAGAGGCAAAGGCAGCAGAAGATTTAGCAAAGGGCATTGGTTCGGAAGCCTTGATAAAAAAAGCTGGGGTTGATGTTCCAGAGTTCGGTAATAATTTAGAAAGTTTTGGTCGTACTATTGCACCTGGGTTACTGATTGGAAAGACAGCAGCGGGTGTAAAGCTATTATCACGAATGTATGAAGGTGGCCCACCGCCCACGGCTCTTGCACCAGCTGGTGTAAATGACCCTATATTGATGGATATTCCTAAAACAACTGGTGAAAAACTAGCTATGACTTCTGCTAACAGAGGAATTGGAGACAATAAGCCACCTAAAAAAGGTCCCAAAAATTTTCAAGAAGCTGGTGAAAAGCATGTACAAAAAGAAGAATTACCACCTTTTACGGCTTTTAGGGGTGCAGAGGTAGAAAATAAATCAAAGAATTTTGTGAGAGAAAAAGAAGATGCGTTGCCAGGTTTTGATGCAACACAACAGTTTTTTTCACCGACCTCTTATTTCTTTGAGAATTCTGCTGGATTGATTGGTTTTGGAAGAAAGCCAATGAAGGGTGGGGATATTTTAAACAGACTATTGACGAACAACAACGTACCACGAGCCGTGAAACGAGAGTTAAGAAGTTTAGGTTTAGATAATTTTTTATTAAGAAACTCAGAAAAATCTTTTACAAGAGATGAGTTTCTTGGGTTACTAACCTCTGTTAAGCCACAGATTAGAGTTGAGACATTTTCCAGAGCGAATGATTTAGGTAAAACATTTCCTGATGTTTATTTTAAATATCGCACAACACAAAGAAGTTCTCTTTCATATAACAATGAACAAGATTATGGTTGGATGGTTTTTTCTGATAAAAACTCTAATGCTTTTGGGACAGCAGATGATACAGAATTGGTAGTAAAAAATGACAAAACATCAACGGGTGTTTCGGGTCACGATTACGCAGGCAAACAAGACGAGTCTCCAGGTTACTTCGGGCATATAAGATACAGTATCCAAGAGATAGATGGAGAGTTAGCACTCGTTCCAGAGGAGATACAGTCTGATGCGGTAAGAAACTCAGAGACAATAAGCAAGGTTATGACTGGTTCTTTACCAGTGCAGCAAACTCCAGCAAGACAAGTATCTGATGCAGATCGTAAAAACTTAGATAGAGCAAGACCTTATATTGCAGAAGAGTTTAGAAACTTACCTTTTAATGAACAAGATGGTTTTTTAGATAGTATTAAAGATACAGATAGACATGCAACACTAACCAAGTATGGTGGTTCAGAAGAGGCATTGATTATTAAGCAAGCACAAGATTTGTTGTCTGATGGAGAAAGAGCAGAGATAAGAAACTTTTCATTAGATAAAAAAGATGCTTTTAAAAACAGACGGATAACTGGTGAAAAACTACAAAAAGCAGAAGCAGATGTTACTGACCATGAGAACAACAGAGCAGAAATAGGTCTAGCAACAGATTTTTTAGATTCTGTTGAAGATAGTGTAGAACAACAGAAAAAGTTTATAAATCGTTTAAATGAATACACAGATGAACTTGGTTTTAATGCTATGGAAAGTGCAATAGCACCTTCTGATGCGTTGAAAAAAGGTTTAAATGTTTTTGGTTTGTTAGGAAAAACTAAAAGACAACTGTTACTTGATAGTGTTGAGATGCCGTTTGACATCCGTTTATTTTCATTTTTAGGTGCAGGTGTTCGCTCTAATTTGTCAAAATTTATAAGAGGTCAAGATTTTAAAACACCAAGACGACCATCAGACATAACACCGAATAATGTATACTTAGATCCTAATCATCTAAAAGTTTTTGACGCAGGGTATGATAAAACAAGATTAGTAATCGGTAATATATTTGAAGAAACTTTTGGTAAGTTTAATCAACAACCATATTTTACAGAAAATGTTAGATTATTAGACCCAGATTACAAAGCTAGTTTTTATGCTTACGATATACCTCAGTTACAAAAGATTGCTATAGATGCAGATCCAGATACTTATGTTGATAAAATGAAACAATTTTTAACAAAAGAGCTTACAAACAAAACAGAAGTAGAGCTTACAACTGCCAGATTTTTAAAAAATTTATATCAAGACTCTAAATTCATGAAGGAGTTTGAGAGATCAAAAGATCGTTTATCTTTTCTAGAAAAAAAAGAAGGAGGTTCTGGAGGAGTTTTATCAACAGAAGACGTATCAGAAATGCAAGATATACTTGATGATATTGTTGAAACATCCTTTACAGACAAAGCATTAAACAATTTAGCTTACAAAATAGTTGATGACTCTTATAATAGAACAGGTTTTTTTCCTAAATATTCTAGATCCTCTGGCACAGCACCTACAGATTTAAATGATATTGCAACAAGGACAGAAGAGCAAAGAGATGTAATGTATGATGCTCTTACTCCTTTTGTAAAAAGAATATTTGCAAACAATCCTAGTAAGTTAAGTAGTTGGAATAACGCAAAAGGCAGTAAATTTTATTCTCATATATTTGCCGATCAAGGAGATGTCGAAAGACTTTTAGAGCAAGAGTTAAAAAACAACAGAAAGTTACAAAGAGATCTGGCTGCACTTGAACTAAAAGATGCTGTTTTGGGTCAAACAAAGACAGGTTTTCAAGCCATATCTGGTCAGTATAGCAGTGGCAGAAACGGATACTACTTAGGTATGAGAGGACAAAATATGAAAAAAGGAGGTCTTCACGCGGCACTTGGTAAGTTTGATTACAGAGATTTTGAGAAAGTTAAAGAATTTTTACAAAAAAATAAAAACAAGGCAGAAGACAAAGCACAAGAAGCTGATAGGGTAATATCAGAAAACTTTAATGATGCTAAAATAAAAGAATCTTACAAAGTTCTTGTGGATAAAGCAGATGACAAAGAGTTGGTAAAGAAGACATTAGAGAAAATCATAGACTATGATTTAGGAGTTCCAGGTGCAGAGTTGAAAAAACAACCACCGTTCAAGAGCATGGAAGACTTTTCCAAGTTTGCAATTAGATCTGCTGTAAGAGAAGCACACAAGTTAGGTTTAAAGAAAATTATTGTACCAACCGCACAGAATTATGTTGGAGAGTCAAAAGTGACTGCTATCGGAACATATAACAAAGCACCAAAAGAAGCGTTACAAGAGTATGTCAAACATGGTGGAAAACTCACTACTAGAAAATTACCAGAAATAGGATATAATGTTGAAGACTCTAACGTATTGGATATAAGTGAAATAGACGATAAGTTTTTTACAGGCACCTCGGCATCTTTATTTAATAAAGGTGGCATAGTTAGAAAGGCAAGTTAATGGCAGAAGATCCAAGAGAAATAGCAGGCATGGTGGAAAAAGCCATGGGAGCTGGTGGTGCACCTACGGCGGAAGGAGAAGAGCTAGATATTGCTTTACCAGATTCTATGGAAGATCAACTACCAGAAGGTATTGAAATAGACACTGGCGAACAAATGGAGGTTGAGGCAGAGCCATATAATCATGAAGCTAATTTAGCAGAAGTTTTAGAAGAAGGCGTGTTATCATCCATTGCCTCTGATTTACAATCAAAAGTAAAAGAAGATTTAGAATCAAGACAAGACTGGGAAGAAGCAATCGCCAAGGGTTTAAACTTGCTTGGCATAAACTATGAAGATAGAAGTGATCCGTTTTTGGGAGCAAGTGGTGTAACACATCCATTGTTATCAGAAGCAACAACACAGTTTCAGTCACAAGCGTACAAAGAAATGTTACCAAGTGGTGGTCCAGTAAAAACACAAATACTTGGTGTTGCATCAAAAGAAACAGAAGACCAAGCACAAAGAATAAAAGATTACATGAATTATCAGATTACTGAAGTCATGGAAGAATACGATCAAGACACAGACCAGATGTTATTTTATTTACCACTTACTGGTTCTACATTTAAGAAAGTGTACTTTGATCCTACGAAACAAAGAGCGGTATCTAAATTTGTACCAGCAGAAGATTTAATAGTTCCGTACTCTGCTTCTGATATCAGAACAGCAGAGCGAGTCACACACATGGTGCGAATGAGTTCTAATGATATCCGTAAATTACAAGTTGCGGGAGTATATAAAGATGTTGAATTATCTACGACAGACACTGGAGATGATGAAGGAGCCATCCAAGAAACTACTGATGAGCTTCAAGGATTACATCCTAATTATTCAGACGACAGTTACACCTTACTTGAAGTCCATGTTGACTTGGACTTGGAAGGTTTTGAAGATTTGGATAGTGAAGGGCAGCCTTCGGGTATTATGTTGCCTTATATTGTCACCATCGATCAAGGCTCAAATAAAGTTTTATCAGTGGTTAGAAACTTTAGAGAACAAGATCCGTTAAAAAGAAAGAGACAATACTTTGTTCATTTTAAATTTTTACCAGGTTTTGGCTTTTATGGTTTTGGTTTACTGCATACAATAGGTGGATTATCTCGTGCTGCCACATCTATATTGAGACAGCTAATAGATGCAGGCACATTATCAAACTTACCTGCTGGATTTAAGGCAAGAGGCGTTAGAATCCGAAATGACGATGAACCTCTTAACCCAGGTGAGTTTAGAGATATAGATGTTCCAGGTGGTGACTTGAAAAACTCCATTATCCCCTTGCCCTACAAAGAGCCATCTGGGACATTGGCACAACTTTTAGGTGTAGTTGTTGATTCTGGTAGACGTTTTGCACAAGTTGCTGACGCAAAAATTAGTGATGTGAACTCACAAGCACCAGTTGGAACTACAGTTGCCTTGATAGAACAAGGCTCAAAGATTATTTCTAGTATACACAAGCGTTTACATTATGCACAAAAGCAAGAGTTTCGTATGTTAGCAGAGATTTTTTCGGAAAATCCAGTGCCTTATCCGTATTTTGTAGGCAATGTTGCACCACAAATTATGCAAAATGATTTTGATGGTCGTGTCGATATACTTCCAGTATCAGATCCAAATATATTTTCTATGTCACAACGTCTGTCATTGGCACAAACACAGTTGCAACTAGCACAAGCTGCACCACAAATACATAATCAGTACGAAGCATATCGAAGAATGTATGATGCACTTGATATTAAGAACATTGATGGCATTTTACCGCCACCACAACCGCCTGCACCAGTGGATCCAGCAACAGAAAACGCTAATTCTATGAAAGGTGCACCACTTCAAGTGTTTCCACAACAAGATCACGAGGCACATTTGGTAGTTCATGCTATGTTTTTGTCAAATATGGTGGCACAAGCCAATCCACAAGGGTTTTTGTTGCTACAATCTCATGTTCAAGAGCATGTTAGTGCGTTAGCAAGAGACCAAGTGACTAAATTCTTCCAAACAATGATACAAGAAGCGGTGACTAGAGGTGAACAACCACCACAAATCGCACCAGAGGCAGTTGAAGCAGCGATTTCTCAACAAATTGGTGAAATATTGAAGGAAATCATGCCTATGATTGAGCCTGCACAGAAACCAGACCCACTTGTAGCGATAAGAGAGAAGGAATTAGAGAATGATACTGCCGATCTGCAAAGAAGGTCTATAAATGACATGATGAATTTTCAAATAGACTCGGCAAAACTAGCACAAGCGTATGAATTGGCACAACAGAGAACAAAAACTCAAGAACAAATTGCAGAAGACAGAAATGATGTAAATATCTATAGGATAAATACGCAGGCCTCTTTAAA